GGTGTTAAAGGCGATCCTGTAAAGCAAGCACCTATTGTTACAGGCGACGTTAAAGGCGACCCTGTAAAACAGGCTCCTATTGTTACGCCTGATCCTGAGCCAGAGCCTGAAACAGAAATGACCTTTACGTTTGTTGAAGGTAGAGAGCGTGGTGGTGCGTCACAAAACTACTTGTATGGACAAGAAGGCGAAGTACAGCAGTTAACGGTTAGTGAGCTACGTGATTACTTTGAAAGCGATAAGGTAAACAGACTGCCTGAAGTATTTGGTACGTTTGATAACTACCTTGCTTACATGACTGAGCGTGAACAATTAATTCAGTCTGGTGACTACGATACAGGGAGTTGGTCAGAAGCTGACGCTGGGTTTAGCGAAGATCAAGAGATGATTCTTGAAGGTGACGCTGACCTTACTATTGACCCTAGCGATCCTGGTCAAAACCTAGAAAACCTACGTAGACAGCAAACAAGCACACAACAAGGCGCTTACAACAACTGGATTAACTCTGAAGCCAATCAAGCATTGCTACAGAAATATGGTGTTAACCCTGTTGTATACAGTAATTCCGGCGACAAGTTTGCATGGAATGGCTCTGCATATGTAAAGGTTGTAGACGAAGACCACGCTGGTCTTGCTGACTTTGTAAAGATGGGCATTACAACTGCTATTGGCATTATGTCTGGCGGTGCATTGGCTCCAGCTTTAGGTGGTGTTGGCTCTGCTGTTGTTAGCAACGCACTAACGCAAGCTATTACTACTGGCTCTATTGATCCTGACCAATTACTTCAGACTGCGGCTACTGCTGGTTTAGGCCAAGCCTTAAGTCAAATTATTGGCCCTCAAATTGAAAGTGCTTTGGGCGGCATTGATCTTTCAGAAATAACAGGCATTGAAGAAGTAGACAATGTTTTAAATGCAATGGGCCAAACAGCTATTCGCCAAGCAGTATTTGATGGCGAGCTAGATATGGATCAGATTATTTCGTCTGGTTTGTTTGCTGGTGCTCAAGAAATTGCTGGATTCTTACTTGATGGAATTGTTGGTCAACAAGAAATATCTGAAGAACGGCAAAGAGAACTAGAAGAGCGATATGCAGAATATGCCGCCATTGTTGATGAAGACACAATGGAAGAAGTTAACAGAATCATGGAAAACACTGTTAACACAGCTATTGCTGACCAGCAAAACGAAGCTATTGCTAATCAACTAAGGGATTTATCAAGCAACCTTCAGTCTATTTATGAAGATGCTTATGCAGTATCGCCTGACCCAAGCGGCCCTTCTGTTGAAGACTTTATGGCTAACTCTGTTGATGACGCAGACTCTGAGCTTGCAGACACTACGGCTGACTTAACTGCTGACACAACTGCACAACCTGAGCCTATGGCACAAATAACAGATCCTTTTGCGGAAAGAGTTTCTGAGAATGGCTTAGTATATGCAAGCGATGAAAATGGAAATATGAGGCTTGTTGGTATTGACCAATCAAGTAGCCCGCAAGATCTTCTTAAAGGAATTAGAGAGTTAGCTGGTGGGGATATTTACGGGCATCAATTTGCTGACGGAAGAAGTGTTATATCGCTTAATGAAGACATGATAACTGCTCTTGTTAACCAAGCAGGAGGTGCTTCAGAGTTGGCCGCATATTTAGAAAGTGAAGGTATTTACGTAGTATTTGATTCTCGCTCTAATAACCTAGTTGCTTTAATGAGTGAAGATGAAAATTTTGTAGGCGGTCTTCATACAAATGTAAATGCAGACTCTTATTTAGATGATGAATGGTCTCCCCCTTCAATTAATGAGCGATCAGTTCCGCCCCCAGAGCCTCCTACTCCAGAAGTTCTTCAAGACTTAGAAAGTATAAGTTTAGAAGAGCTAAGAGAAAGCTCTGTAGCCGCAGAAGCTCCAGATGTTCCGCTTAATTTAGAAGTGGAAGTAGATCCGTTTGAGTATGAAGAAGATCCAATAGAAACGCCTGAGCCGCCACCAGAGCCAGAACCTGTAGATCCTGTAGATCCTGTAGACCAGGAAGACCAAACGCCGGGAGATGCTGGCACTGCATCCCCATCGCCTGACCCTACAACTCAACCTGATCCTAGCTTTACTCCGGCACCAACTCCGGCACCCCAGCCTGCTCCTCAACCAGCACCCGCTCCATCACCTGCTCCGGCTCCGGCTCCAGCACCATCGCCGCAAGAAGAAGCGCCTATTACAACAGGCATGTTTGAAGAGTACTTCCCTGAGCCAGCGCCAGCTCCGGCTCCTGATCCTCAACCTGCGCCTGCACCTGCACCTGCACCTGCACCTGTTAGTGAACCGCCACCTGAGCCTCAACCAGCGCCATCCCCTGCTCCTGCGCCTGCTCCACAGCCGGCGCCATTAACTGAAGAGCAAGTAGCAAGCATTGTTAATAACGCAGTTGCAAATATCCCAGCAGGAATGACGGCAGAACAAGTTAGTGATGTGGTCAATGAGGCTATTGGAAACATACAAATTCCAGAAGGAATGACTCCTGAGCAAGTTCAAAACATTGTTGATACAGCTATTTCTGGCATTCAAATACCACAAGGTCTAACAACTGAAGATGTTAATAGTATTGTTAGCTCTGCTATTTCTAGCATTGAGTTTCCGCAAGGCATTACTTCTGAAGATGTTGAGGGAATTGTTAACGAAGCTATTGGCAACATACCCGCCGGAACTTCAGCCGATCAAATTCAAGAGATAGTTGACACTGCAATTAGCGGCATTGAATTCCCAGAAGGAATGACATCAGAACAGGTTTCGGAAATAGTTAACAGTGCTATTGGAAATATTGAATTTCCCCAAGGAATTACTGCCGGTGATGTTAGTGACATTGTAAGCAGTGCAATTAGCAACATTCAGTTTCCAGAAGCTACTACCTCAGCAGAAGTAGCAGAAATTGTTCAAAACATCTTGTCAGAAACGCCGTTTGCTACGCCCGAAGAGGTTGCTAATGCTGTAGCTGAAGCGGGCTATGCAACACCGGCAGACATTGGCACTGCTCTTGCTCAAGCCGGATTTGCCACCCCGGAAGATATTACTACCGCACTAACAAATGCTGGGTTTACTACTCCCGAGGATGTAGCAACCGCTTTGTCTAATGCTGGCTATGTAACGCCTGAGCAGTTAGGAAGCGCGCTAGCATCGGCAGGATTTGCTACGCCGGAAGATATTACAGCCGCAGTAACAAACGCTGGGTTTGCAACACCAGAAGACATTGATGCCGCGTTAAGTGGTGCAGGTTTTGCAACGGCAGAAGATATTGCGGCAGGACAAACAGCGGCACAAGAAGAGCGGCAAGAATTACAGCAAGCTGTTCTTGATGTTCAAGGGAATATTAATGACCTTGATGATGCCACTCGCGAGCAGTTTGAAGCCTTTGGCGGCACTGTTACTGATCTTTTTTCTGACGTAAATGTTGATATTGACGCCCTTCAAGCTGGTCAAATTAGCCAAGCAGAAGCACAACAAGCGTTTCAGCAAAGTACTGAAGAACAGTTTGGCGAAATTGGCGGACAAATTGGAGATCTAGGCACACAAATTGGTGGCTTGGCATCGGACGTTAGTGGCATAGGTCAGGGTCTTGAAGGTCTTGGAACGGGCATTGCTGGGTTAGGTGAAGGCTTAGGTGCTGGTCTATTAGGTCTTGCGGCACAACAAGCATTGATGCCTGGGCAAATAGCGGCGGCTACGCCTATACAGCCTGTTGAGTTTGAGAAATTTCAACGTGGTTTGACGCGGCGTAAGTTAGCTGACCCATTAAGAATCGGCATGTTTACTGGAGGCGCTAGAAGCGTATGACATATCTAAACCTAATGAACGCTGTACTGCGTCGCCTTCGAGAAGAAGAGGTGACTGCTGTTACTAACACTACCTATGCCAAAATGGTTGGTGATTTTATTAACGATGCAAAAACATTAGTTAGTCAGGCGACTGACTGGTCTGCGCTACGTGAAACTATCACGGTAACTACTGCGGCATCGGACAATACTTACTCACTAACTAACTCCGGTGACAATGTAAAAGTAATGTCAGTACTGAATGACACTCAGAACTGCTTTATGGAATACCAAACTAAAGATTGGTTTAACGATGCGCTATACATTGCTAACGCAGTAGAAGGCGCTCCAAAGTACTTTACGTACAACGGGCTAGACAGCAACGGCGATACTCAGCTTTTGATTGGCCCTACACCAGATGGCGTGTACAGCCTGCGGTTTGATGTTGTTAAGCGGCAAGGCGATCTAACAGCTAACGCTGACAAACTATTAATTCCTTCAGCGCCTGTTATTCACTTGGCGGTAGCACTGCTTGCCCGTGAGCGTGGAGAAACAGGTGGCACATCTACAGCCGAATACTTCACGATAGCTAACCAGTACCTGTCAGATGCCGTAGCAATTGATGCGGCTAAACATCCAGAAGAAATGGTATTTAGGGCGGTCTAATATGGCTCAACAACTGCAAAGTATTAATCTTGTAGCTCCGGCCTTTAAGGGTGTTAACACCGAGGATTCGCCGTTAGCACAGGATCCGTCTTTTGCTGAGATTGCAGACAACGCTGTAATCGACAAGCGAGGACGTATTGCCGCACGTAAAGGCCACAATGTTATTACGACTACAAAAACTGTACTTGGCACAGAGTCTATTCGTGCAATTAAAGAGTTCAGGGATGACGGTGGCAACACTAAAATATTTTCTGTTGGCAACAACAAGATTATTAGCGGCACAACCACGTTAGTTGACGAGACTCCCGGCAGTTACACAATCACTGCTGATAACTGGAAGATGGTCAACTTCAACGACAAAATCTACTTCTTTCAACGTGGCTATGAACCTTTGGTTTACGACAACGCTGGTGGCTCAGTAATCAAGTTAAGTACCGTGTCAGGTGCCGCAGGCGTAGCCAGTGCCATGTACGGCAACGAAGTTCTAGCGGCATACGGTCGATTGTGGACAGCGGACTTTAGCTCTAACAAATCTACTATTTACTGGTCTGATCTACTTATTGGTCACGATTGGTCTGGTGGCACTAGCGGCAACATTGATATCTCAAAGGTATGGCCTGATGGCTATGATGAGATTGTTGCGTTAGCCGCACACAATAGCCTTCTTATTATCTTTGGCAAGCACAGCATTGTGGCATATCAAGGCGCAGAAGCTCCGGCTACTATGTCGGTAGCAGATACCGTAGCGGGTGTTGGGTGTGTAGATAGAGATACTGTGCAGTACACAGGTACTGATGTCCTGTTCCTATCACATACTGGCCTCAAAAGCTTTGGGCGAACAATCCAAGAGAAGTCTTTGCCGATTAGTAGCCTGTCAGGAAATATAACGAAGGACATTATTGCCTCGTTGCAGGCAGAGACAGAGTTTTTTAGATCGGTATACAGCCCAGAAGAAGGTTTCTATTTGCTGGCGTTTACAGGGCAGAACACGACGTTTTGTTTTGACGTGCGTGGCACGGTGGAGAATGGCTCGTACCGTGTGACTCGATGGCCGGGGACCGGCTTTACGTCTTTTACTCGACTAGAAAATGGAAAGCTGTACATCGGCACAAACCAAGGCATTAGTGAATACACAGGCTATGCAGATAATAATGAAGCTTATCGTTTTAAGTATTACAGCCCAAGCTTGACGTTTGGCGATAGCTCCAGAGTTAAGATTCTTAAAAAACTAAAGCCCACACTGGTTGGCGCAAACAGTGCAACTGTATTTCTTAAGTGGGCTTATGACTTTGATACGACGTTTGCTACAGCAGAGTTTACGGTAGGCACCCAGATTACGGGTTACTACGGTGAAAGCGAATACACGACAGTCGAATTTACAGGTGGCGAGTTAACAAGTCAGCGTAGCTTAAACACCACAGGATATGGAACCAGTGTGCAGGTGGGTCTTGAAGCCGATATAGACGGATCACCCTTATCACTACAAGAAATCAACGTAATGGCTTTGATAGGTAAATTGTTATGAGTTTATATTTTCCCGGATACACTGGAACAGGTGGTGGCTTCACTACTGGTGGTGGCTTAAATTTACCTGACGCCTCTACTGTTGGCTCTGGTGGAGGATTTACTACTGGTGGTGGTTTAAATATTCCTGGCATGGGGCAAGCTAATATTGATCCTGCTTTAGCTACAGCAACGGGCGGCGGCACTTCTGGGTTTGGTGCTATTGCTGGTGGCATAGGCGACATCTTTGGTGGCCTTTTAGGTGCTGGACAGCAGGCATTGTCTTCACCTAACGCGCTAATGGGATTGGCTGGGGGCCTGTTAACTCAAGAGGCTTATAATCGCCTTAGTAATATTGGCGAACAAGCCAAGCAAGAAGCAATGGGTGTTGCTGAGCGTGGTCAGGCAGAGTCTCAGTTCAGGCCATTTACAGTGACTACACCTACAGGTGCTATGTTCTCAGCAAGCATGGGCGGTCAACAATCTGCGCCAACGCCAATGGGTGCAAATAATCCATTGTTTGGAATGACTCCGGGTCAAATACAAGCGGCCATGCCTACTGGCGGAATTGCAGGCGGTATTACAGGCGGAGCTAGTGCATTGGGCGGTCAGCTTATTGGCGGGGCAAGTCCATTAGCGGGAATGACTCCAGAGCAAATACAAGCGGCTATGACAGGTGGCGGTCTTGCTGGTGGTATTACAGGCGGATTACCAACACCACAACCTGCGGCACAACCTTCGGCACAACCTGCGGCAATGCCAACACCAACAGGCGGCGGCCTTCAAGTAAGTATGCAGTTATCTCCTGAAGAGCAAGCACTACAACAGCAGTTGCTTAGTGGTGCTGGCGGTTTCTTTGGCCAAGCGGCACAACCCACTACAAGTCGAGAGCAAGCTGTATTTGAGCGCATGAGGGCCGCACAGCGTCCTGAAGAAGAACGGCAACGTCTAGCACTTGAAGAGCGCCTAGCGGCTCAGGGGCGATTAGGGACATCCTCAGCGGCATACGGTGGCGCTACACCAGAACTTTTAGCCTTAAATACAGCAGAGCAAGAGGCGCGTAACAGAGCTATGCTAACCGCTATGCAACAGGCTCAAGCAGAACAGGCGCAACAAGCAACACTAGGCGGTCAGTTCTTGGGTGCTGGTTACTTGCCACAACAACAGTTAATTGCCGCAACCCAACCTGGATTAATTCAGCAAGAGCTTGCACAGCAAGCACAACAGTTTGGTACCGGACTCTTTGGTGAAACTGCACTGTCAGGCATCGAGGCTCAGCTCTTGGCAGAGCAGGCTAGAGCAAACTTACTTGGCGGTGTTGGCAGTAACGTGATATCAGGGCTGATTAACCAACAACGTGCGGCTTCAGCGGCTCCCGGCGGTAGTGGTAGCTCAAGCTTAGGCGGT